TGAGCCTCACTCTGATTTAACGGAATAGCCCCAGCATGTAGCAGACGAGAAGGATCAGCAGAATGGTCCCGAGACCGATGCCGCCGCCGCCACCCCAGCCCCAGCGGTTGTAGCCGTAGTAACCGCCGCCGCCACCAAAAACCAGAAGCAACACGATGATTAGAATGATCAGCATTTTCAGCCTCCTGCCAGATTGTACATTCGGCCGGGTCTGGGGGCTTAAGCTGCGCGCTCGTTCTCGATCTGCGACCGCAGCCACAGGCGCTCGAGGATAGCATCCGGATCCTGGCTGACTTCCGGGTGCTTCTCGGCCATGGCGCGCAGGCAGGGTGCGCAATAAACCTGGTCGAAATCCACCAGGGATCCGCAGGCCACGCAGGGATAGGCAACGGAGCCCTTCCGCTTCAGTTGGGGTTCGCTGGTCATGGCCATTCCGTTGCTCCCTTCGTTCCACAGGTTAGCACGGAATTGTGGAAATCACCTATTCGTCCGGCGGTTCGCACATGGTGGCGAACGTCGGCGGACAGGCGCACATCGGGCAGCTGAGATCTTCAAACCGTTCCATCATGCTCAACTGAATCGGCAAATAGAACGCGATCCACCGATGGTCGCAGTCAGCGCAGCGCAGCCATACGGGTTCCCGCTTCGCGGAGGCTCGCTCAGTTGACGGCACGGCCGGTTTGCTGTTCTTTTTTGTGGAACTCTCGCAGGTTTCCGGGGCCACTCTTCGCCGTGTCCTTTTTACCCGCCTTTGCTTTCCCGGCTGGGCCGGTATCGGCCGCGGGCTCGGCTTCGCCGGTCGCCTCCTCGAGGCTGGGGCTCTCAGGCATGAAGCCCGTAACCGTCGACGCCGCCTGCTCGAGCGGAAGATCGGCGGTCTCGGCCACGGGGCCCTGCTCTGGCTTCGGGGCGGGGAACGTCATGTAAACATCCTCACCGGCCATCTCGCCGGCCCAGGCCCAGAACTCGCGGGCAAATTGGAGGTACAGCTTAAACTGCAGCTCGACCTCCGGCTCATCGGGCTTGCCGACGCGGGTCACCTTGAAGCCCCGCAGCGATGCCTGGGCCACCTTGACGGCTCGCTTCGCGAACATCACGCCGGCATTGTTGTCATTCGAGAACGCGATCGCGAGGTCGCTCATCTCCTGCACCTCGGGGTCGACGTCTGTGTACTTTTTGGAGACGTCCTCATAGGCGCGCGCCGCCCAATCGGGCAAGGTACCGAGGGAGTCGGCGTTTAGGGGCATGCGCATCTGGACAACGATGCGGCCGTTGGAACTCTGTTTCGTCACGCTGCCCAGGATCACGGCCTGCAGCGAAGTGGCGAGGATCTGTTTGGTTTCCATGGTTCATCCTTTCGGGTTATGGGGCGTTCGGTTCGAGCGGTAGATTACCCTATGCGCCGGGAGCAGCGCCAGTGAATTCTTCCACAGGCTGGGGCTTTGGCCGGGCGGTGCGCCCGCATCGGGGGCAGCGGTCCGGCCGCAATAGCGATCTGAGCTCGTTCCGGGCCTCTCGGCGGCATGCCTCAGAGCAGTAAGGGCTCCGATGGCGGATCCGCCCTTCGTCCTCGATCTTGGCGCCGCATTTGGTGCAGAACCTGATCAACATGCCGGCTCCTCGGCGAACGCTATCCCGCTCTGGGCAACGCGGCGGTGGGCCAGCTCGATCGACTGCGCGCCGAGTTCAATGCCGATCGCGTTGCAGTTTAGGGCTTCGGCCACCAGCAGAGTCGTGCCGCTACCGGCAAAGGGATCGAGGACCGTGCCGCCGTCTGGGCAACCGGCCAGGATGCAGGGTTTCACCAGCTCCTGTGGGAACGTTGCGTAGTGGGCTTCCGGATACGGCTCGGTCGCAATCTCCCACACGCTGCGCTTGTTCCGTTTGTCGACAAGATTCGCGACCGCGGCGATGAAACTGGGGTTTTGCTTGCCGCCGGCGCCGTTCGCATGGGCCTTGGGGTTCACGCCGGGCTGCAGCTTCAGTGGCCGATCCGCCTGCTCCTGGGCATGCCCGATGGTGGAATGATCGCCTGGTCCGACCGCCCATCCCGCCACAGGTTTCGCGAACTTCGACCCGGGTTTGTTAGTAGCGATCGTTTGGTTCAACGGGCCGCCAACAGCCCACTTATGATCGTCACTGCGCCCCCGGGCGTAGCGGGCATTCGTATCGGCAGACGCGGGCTCCTGGATGGCCTCGAAGTTGAAGTAATAGCGCTCGCTTTTCGCGAACAGCAGCAGGTACTCATGGGATTTCGTGCAGCGGTCCCGGACGGACTCGGGCATCGGGTTTGACTTCGACCAGATGATGTCTTGGCGCAGGTACCAACCGTCGGCTTGTAGCGCCAGGCCCAGGCGCCAGGGGATGCAGACCATATCCTTCGGTTTAAGACCAACAGGCGCCGGCTTTCCAGAAGTGTGAATCCGGCCCTCTTCGTTGGCATCCTCATCGAAACGCGTCGGCCGGGAATGTCGATAGGGTTGCCCTTCGGCCGACGCGCCCCGTTTTGGATCGCAGTCCTTACCGTAACGCATGGTCTTACGGCGTAACACGGAGTCCTTACCGTAACGCATGGTCTTACGGCGTAACACGGACGGCTGGTCGCCGCGGCCATTCGCCAGGCGATCACTTCGGTAGCCTCGTTTATCGTCCCGCAGTCGAACGTCTCCTGGGTTGCCACAGGGCATCGATCCTGTGTAGCTGTCGCCGATGTTCAGCCAGAGCGTTCCAAATGGCTTGAGCACTCGACGCACCTCGCGGAAGACCAGCACCGCATGCTCGAGGTAGAGCTCCGGCGTCGGCTCGAGGCCGAAGTCGCCGCGCCAGGCGCCGCAGAGACCGCAAAAGGCGCCAGCGGTGTGCCTCTCGTGGTTGCTATTGAACCGCCGGCTTTCCTCGCCGTAGAAGTGCTCCGTGGTGCGAGTCTTACCACTTGTGGTCTGTTCGCGACCCTCGTGCCGCTCACGCCATTCTCCCCATTCGTGCGCGCAGTTCTGGAGGCCGCCCCACATCTGGGCAGGAATCTTGTAATCGCGCAGACCCCAATAGGGCGGACTGGTGACCACGCAGTCGACCGAGTCGGCCGGCATTTCGGCCAGGACGGTAAGAACGTGCCCCTGGCGGATGTCGATCTTGCTCATGCCCGGCCCGCTTTCACCAGATCGAGGAACTCTTTCAGCTCGCGCTGGATGTCCATCATCGCGTCCAGATCGGCCGGGGTCGTTTCCATGCCATCGGAGAGTTCGCCGATCAGCCGGAAGAGGATCATGTGCGCGCCGGCGTAAAAGGCCCGGCGCATCTCCTGCTTTTGAATAATTGGCGCGTCGGGGCGCAGTGCCATGCGCACGAACTCGTTCCATTGTTCGAGGACCATCATTCTGCGGCTCATAGCAGTTCTCCCTGGGCGGTGCGGATGACGATCACGGTTCGCGGGTTCAGCCGATCGATCCGCCGGTACTGGTGGCACTCCGAGACCCTTTTGTCGTCGTCGATGGCGCCGCACCCGTGCTGTTCGGCCAGCGAATCCAGGATGCATTTGGCGAAATTGTCGACGTCATGGATCCGGGCGTTTGGCAGGAAAACGACGTAGCTGATCGAGTACTCTTCGGCTCGCACCTGCCGGCCGCGGGCGAACACGCCCACGTCTCGAAACCAGGCCTTCGCCTGGGCTGTGAGGTACCAGGTCGCGACCGGCTTATGGCCGCGGGCGCAGACGATGCGGTATTTCTTGTACTCGTTGACGCTCGGCGGGATGCCGGGCACTTCGATGCGCAGCTCGGTCATGCGACTTTCTCCCGATCGGCCGTCGCCGGCCTGGTGTCTATGTACGACGGCCACTTTTCGCGGATCTCCTGTTCGGTGAAGCCGCGCTCATCGGCGATGCGCCAGAACTCTTCAATCTGGCGACGGCGTTCCTGGGCCGCAGCGCTGGCCTGGTAGGCCTGATCCCTGGCTTTGAGTACCCTGGCCTTCAAATCGGCCGGCGTCGGCATGGTGGCGCCCCTGGGCTTCGCCAGCAGGCTGCCCTGGATGGGCTCGGTATCGTTCCACCAGGCTTCAAGCGCCGCGGTGACCTCATCTTTGGGGAAGCGCTCGAGGACAGCCTTCCAGCTGGCGCTGGCGGCCGGATCCATCTGCCGGCCGGCCGCGGCGCTGGCGCTCTTGTAAATGCCAAGCAGCTGCTTTTCGTTCATTCGCTGCCTCCAGAGAGAAATGCCGCTTCGACCGAGGCCTCAAGTTTCCACCCACCATCCTGCAGCCAGAAGTTCCACTTTTGCGGGCCGGCGTTGCGCATGCGGTCCAGCAAGCGTTTGGTGGCCACGGCCAGCGAGCAGCCCTCATCCTTTGCCAGCATCTCGATTGCGTCGCCAGTCTTGACCTTGAGGGCGTAGCCGGCCGGGATACTGGCCTGCTGAAGTACAAGGCCGGCGTATTGCAGGACCGCCAGGCCGTCGGGGATGTTCATTTCGGGGTCTTGGTTGAAGTCATCGGGCTCTTCGGGAGGCTTTGGTTTGGCTTGGGGGGAAGGGGGGCGTTCCCCCTCTGCCTCTGCTCTCTGTACTCTGCCCTCTGCTATGCGTGACGTAACGGGTTTGTTACGCGTTACGGATGTGATGTCACGCGTAACGTTCGGAGCATTACCAGGCATTACACCCGCGTTACTGGGGCCACGCTTTTTGCGCTCGCGGAGTCTCCGTTGCCGGTCAGCTGCGGTGTAGTCTTTATCCCGATGTTTCATATAGTTAAGAACAAGAAACCCGCCGTCTATCCGGATCATGCGGCGCCCTCCAAAGTCCTTGGATCGGCTATCGGCTTCTGGCTCACCGAGTTTCCGCAACGCTGCGAGCCCGGCTTCTTTCTCCACGCCAGCTCGGTTGATGATCCCTATTCCGGCCGCAGGAACAGATCCGTACCAGCCGGGCGGCGTGGTGAAATCCGTTGTATCGAGGCTATCAATCAAGATCTGGCGCTGCGGGTCGGCAAATTCCATCGGTTCAGCCATGAGAAGCGCGGTGATGAAAATCTCGCGAAGGTCACGGTCTATCCAAAGGGTGGAATCCAGGATGCGGGTGTCGAGTTTTACGAATGGCATTGGTTCATCCTGTTACGCGTGACAACCGTTGTCAACCCGATTGGGCGGTGGAATTCACAGCCTTATGTGGAAACCAAGGAAATCTGGGACGCAATCTCTCGCCAGGCTCCCTTGCGCGGCCCTCTCTTGCGCGCGCACATCACCTTGGCTAGATCGAGAAGCACCGCGGGCGCGGTCGATCTGGAAACCCAGCGATCGCCGGCGAACTCATCGCTGGGCTTGTCTCCGGACTCGCCCAGGATTGCCATCGGGACGTAAGACCGCATTCGCTTCAGGCGCGCTACCAGGCGCTCGCCGCCCATGGGAGTCATGGCGGCCGCAGCTAGGACCATGTCGACCACCGGCGTCGCGGCAAACACTGCGATAGCCTCTTTGCCGCTGGTGGCCTCGAGCACTCGGTATCCGTTGGTTGCGAGAAGGAACTTCAGGATAGAGAGGGCGTCCTCGTCTTGGTCGACGAGCAGGAGCACTTTTTTAGGTCTCATTCCTCATCTTTCAGCGCCGCATCAACGGCGTCGAGCGCGGGGATCGGCGGTGCATCGCTATTGCTCATGGGTTGCTCCTCGGTTCGGGAATTCTGTACTTGACTTTCGTATGCTGTTTTGATGCCGCCACATAGCGTTTGAGAAGGGGCGGCCGTGCCGGAATCTGGACTCGATTATCGCTCGCTGCAAGGTAGGTAGCCACCGCCCATTTTTCAGCGGCTTCGACGTCTACGCCACTCCAATCCTCGCGCATCTCCACAAGTTTTACGTTGATGCCGACCAAAAGAAGAAGGTCCCTAACCTCGCGGTGCCACTGGCGTATTTGTTTGTCGGTCAATTCGTTTCTACTTTCTTCGTTTTGCTGCCTTGGACTTCGGTTTGGGCCGGCGTTTCGATCAGCTTTCGAAGGCGGTTCTGCAGGGCAAAGGTCAGGATCTGGGCTTTATCCGGATCCTCCATTTGCATGACGGCGTCGTGCAGATCCTCGCAGTCCAGCGTCTCGATCATCTTGTTGAGGTCTCCGCAGGGCACTTCAAGCTCGATCGGCCACACTCGGTCCTCGGCCGTTTCTGGGGTCGCGGGTTCCGGCTTTTCCTGGTCCGTCGGCGGCCTCAGTTTTTTCGCTTTGTAGGCGCTGATCCCCAGCCGGCGACCGACCTCGTTGGTACTCAATCCCTCGGCCAACAGTCGCGCCGCCTTCGTTTTATCGCTCATTTTCGTGCCTCTCTGGTGCGCGTTAGAACGGGATGTCATCGTCTGTGATCTCGGGGGCAGAGCCATCGTCCGGGGGCTCGCTGCCGTCCCAGGCGTCGCCGCGGGGCGGCGGTGCGGGCTCGCCCTCTTTGCGCTCGGGCTCCTCGAGGATCTGGTGGTCGATCTTCTCCTGAAGCCAGTTTGGCAGAAGTTTATAGGTCGACGTGTTTTCCGGGCCGTAGAGGACGGGAGTGCCTTCGACGATGATGGTTTTTGGGTTGATCCCCTTTGGCAGCGGGCCGATCCCGGAAATGTTCGAATAGATTTTCTGCCCTTTTTGGGACTGCATGACCATCAGCATGCAAGGTCTCCCCAGGCCCGTCGATATGTCAAAATCGGCGGCCTGCTCATCCGTAAACTGCTGGCCGCGCCAGGACTCGAACAGGTGGCGCAGGTTGGCCTTTTCGTGCATCGAGAACGTGTAACAGTTCCCGATCATTCGCGGGCCACTCTGTTTTTTCCCATCTTTCTCGAACTCCACGTGCTCGTTTGGCAGCTGAAACCGCAGGTAGATCGTCGGCTTTGGTTTGGGGAAGAGGCCGGTGCCTGGCTGGACTCCAAGAAACGCGATGATGTCGCAGACGGCGATATGGGATCCAGAGGGAACAGGATCGATGTGGGCGGAACTTGCATTCACGGGAGCCCTCAGAGGCATGGTCAGTCTCCCTGCCAGCGCGAGGCGTGCATGTCGGCGATCTCAGTTTCAGTCATGCGCGGTGTGAGGTACCTCGCCTGGATGGCGGCCTGTTCTAGCTCGCGTTGGCGGGCCTGATCGGCGGCGCGTTTGGCTAACTGGATGCGGCGAAGCGCCCAAGCGAGGAGGGCGTATCCGAGGATCAAAAGGGCGATAATTGCGAGGATTTTCACAGGCCACCTCTGCGGACTTTGGTTTCCTGCTCCGGGAAAACGAGCAGGGAGAGTTCAAGGAGTACGATGCTGGCCAGCAGGGCACCGTGGGTGCTCGGGTTGGGCACGGCGTCGCCGTCGAAGTGATCGGACATGTGCTGGCTTGCCCGTTCGAGCATCAGGGCCGCGGCCTCTGCCTCGTTCCTGGTGCCCCGGTTGGCTTCGAACATTTGCATGCTGCTCATAGGATTTCCCTTTCCACACTCACTCTAGTCGATTCCACAGAAATTGCAACCGTAGATTTCCACATATTTATCCACAGGTAATGCCGCTTTTGGGGTATACTCTGCACCATGGCGACGAAAGAACAGTTGGCCGCGGTCCAGAAGTCGCTTCTGCTGAGGCGCAAGAAGCTAGTAAAGCAGGGGCTTTGCCGGGATTGCGGCTTGAACCCGATCGGCCCCCAGGTGGGCAAACGCAAGCCCACGCTCTGCGAGGACTGTCGCAAGGAGCGCCGCATCCGAGAGGCCGGGCGCCAAGCGCGTCTGCTCGGAAAGGCGTCCACACAATGAAGCTCTGGAATGCCCTTCGCTCGCTCTGGAGGTTCTGTCACGGACGGTGCCCCATGCACAACGAGCGCCTGGGCCATTGCGCCGGCTGCCTGGCTGATTTCGGGCCCCATCCCGATCGGGGGTCCATGTGGGATTAGGTCAGCTCTCCGACATCGGGCGTCGCAACCGCCCTATCGAACGCACGATGGCAACCACGTTTAGCTGGGTAACGCAGACCAGGCGCCCTCATCGCGATTTGGAGGCACTCAAGGCGGCAATCGCGCGCCACAGGGCAGACGGGCACGATCGAGCGCGGTGCGCGGCCTGCTCGGATCTTGAAAGGAAGGCCACCATTGGCTGATTTCGCAACCTGCTACGCCTTCGTGCTTCCGAATGAGGACTTCACGCCGCCCCGGTACGAGACTGTCCCGGACCCAACCAAGGCGGATCCCGGCGCTCTCGCCATCTCCGGGATCAACAGCGCCGCATTTCCCAAAGAATTCGAGGATATTTTTGCCATTCCCGTGAACCAGCGCGCGTCGGTCGTCGAAGCGTTTTACCAGGCCAAGTTCTGGAATTCACGAATTGCGCAACTCGAGAACGCGATCGCGATGCGGGTGATAGACGCCGAGGTGAACCACGGCGACGGCACCGGGGTGAAGCTGCTGCAGCGAGCCTGCAATGTATTGTCCAAGCTGCCGATGCTAACGATCGACGGGCTCCTGGGACCGCTTACAGTTGCCCGAGCCAACAGTGAGAATCAGGTGAGCCTGGTGCTAACCTTCCGGGATGGCAGGGTTTCGTTTTTGCGGGAGGCGGCGCTCACGAATCCCGTCGTGGCACGGGATCTGCCGCAACTGATCGCGAGGGCGCAGAAATGAGCGACGTTGAGGTTGGTCTTGCTCTCTTGATCGCGCTGGGCGTGCTTTGGGCGGCTGTGCTTTACCTGGAAGGCAAGCATATGCTGTGAGGGGACTTCTATGAAATTGTGGATGTGGCTGAAGAGCAACCCATACTTCGTGGGCACCTATAGCATTTTCGTTGCCGCTCTCTCTACGCAGATCCAGGCGGCCTGGCAAACCGGCCACCCCGACTGGAGCCTAGCCGGGTGGGAGCACATGCTGGCCGCCGCCGCGCTCTTTACGTTGTGGACGCTCACTCACCTGTACACCCCAACCCCGGCGCAGGCGGCGGCGCTTGCGGCCAAAATTCCCCCAGATCGGCCAAAGGAGAAGAAATGAACTGCAGAAACCTCTTGGAAAATGCCCAGGCAAAGCTGGGCGCGTGGATGCTCATCGCGGTCTTGCTGGCGGGAACCATGCCGGTGATGGCAACGTCCGGGTGTTCGGGCTCGCAAGTGATCAACGAGATCAACGTGGTCTTGAATGAGGCCACCGTTGTGCTGGCGCAGGCCGACCCTGGCGCGCCTTGGATTGCGCAACTCAAGAGCGCCATCAGCGGGCTCGAGGGTGCGGAGTCCACCTGGAAGAGTGGCGGCGCCGTCGCGATCGTCGACGATGCTCTCAACACGTTGACCGTGGTGCTCGCGCTTATTCCGCTGACCGCGGTGTACTCGCCTTTGATCGACGTGCTGGTCGCTGCCATCGAGGCGGTTCTTGCTCTCCTGCCAGTCTCTACTTCCATGACGGTGCGGGTGAGACTGATGCAAAATCCGCACGCCGGGCGCTACGTGCTCGTAAACCACTGGTATCATTCGGCGGCTGGGAACCTGAAGGCGAATTGGAACAGTGTAGCCAAGGCGCACGGGCTGAAGCAAATGGTGATTGCGTAACAAGTTTGCGCGGTGGCGCTGAAATGCGGGCGAACGGGGAAACCTCTTCAGCCTGTCAGTAGAGCGCTTCCGGTAGAAATCCGGTGCCGCGCAATTCAGGAGTCAAATGGCCAACCACGCGCAAATGAAACTCGGGCGGCCATTCATCCGCTACGACGCGCGCCAGCTGAAGCTTGCTCGCTACACCCAGGCGCTGCCGCCACCGCCGGTCGCGGTCGATTGGATGAAGGGCATCACCGATTTCGGGATGATGCTCAACGGGCCCGACCCGAGCAACCCACCTTTCGCTCCGGATGGCCTGGGTGACTGCACGATCGCCGGCTGCGCGCACGCCGTGCAGATCTGGACGGCGAACCTTGGCAGGATGGTCACGATCCCGGACAGCGCCATTCTGGCGGCGTACGAGCAGTGGGACGGTTACAGCGCCGGCGACCCGTCGACCGACCAGGGCGGCGTGGAACTGGACGTGCTCAATGCGTGGCGGAAGAACGGCCTGGCCGGGCACCAGCTCGCAGCCTTCGCGGATCCGAACCCCGCAAACCTCGAGGAAGTGCGCCAGGCGATCAGTCTCTTCGGTGGGGTCTACATCGGTCTGTCGCTGCCGGTGACCGCGCAGAAACAGGACGTATGGGACATGGGCTCACCCGACGACCCAGACGCCGTTCCGGGAAGCTGGGGCGGCCACTGCGTCTATGTGCCGAAGTACGACGCCAACAGCTTTACCTGCATCCCCTGGGGCGCCCCAAAGCAGATGACGCTGGCCTTTTGGCTGAAATGTTGCGACGAGGCGCACACTCTGCTGAGCGACGATTGGCTGAGCGCGAAGGGCTCGCCGGCAGGGCTCGACCTCATGAATCTCCAGGCTGACCTGCAGGTGGTCACGCGTTGACAAAGTTTAAATTGGGATTTACGTACTTGACTCCCGTTTCTTTGATTCCGCATCACTTAGCCTCTTTGTGGATTTCTTTCGTTCCTTCGCAGGTTTTACCTTCGATTCAGGCCGGTAAGCAAGCACCACATCAACCATTTTGTCGAGGATTTTAGGTGGCTTCATTGGATCAACCTCGCGTAAGTCAGACGCTTGCCGTCAACCGCTTTGATGAAGCTATCGAGCCGGTCCAGCGTGTGAATCTTCACATCCCCTTCGTTCAAGCGGAAGGTGAACTCATCGACGTAACGATGCAGGTGCTTGGGGCTGGCGTGATGGTAGACACCGTATATCCCACGCTTCATCACCGCCCAAACGCTCTCAATGGAGTTCGTGTTCACATAGCCCCGGCTGTACTCCCCGGCGCTATGGTTCACGGTTTCATGGCCGAAAAAGAGACCGCCGATTCCAGCGTAGCCAGTCGATTCATCGGTCATAAGCTGGGTGCCGACTTCGACGTTATCCAGCACCGCACCCTGCAAGCACTCTTTGTCAGTGTTCGGAACGGGATAGGCGATGGTGCGTCCGCCGCGCTCCCTGAGTCCGACTACAGCAGTCTTACCGACCGAACCGCGACCAGCTCTGAGCTTCTTGGATTCATGCTTATTTGCCTCTTTGCCGCCGAAAAAGGCTTCATCCGCTTCGACGATGCCTTGCAGTTTGGCCAGTTCGCCGCCGCAAGCCTCACGCAAGCGGTGAAGCATGAACCATGCCGACTTCTGCTGTACGCCAATCTCTTTGGCGATCTGCATGGAGCTGATGCCCTTGCGGGCTGTGACGAGCAGGTACATGGCATAGAGCCACTTGTGAAGCGGGATGTGGCTGCGCTCAAAGATGGTTCCGGTACGGATGGTGAAATCAAGCTGGCATTTATTGCAGCGGTGAAAGCCAGCCTTACGGGGCGTGATGCGATCCTGACCGGCACAGGTTGGGCAGGTAACACCCTTGGGCCAGAGGCGCGACTCCAAGTAGATTCGCGCTGTCTCTTCGTCGGGGAACATTTGGAAGAGTTGGAAGGTGCTGATCGTGGAACGGCTCATGGCGAGAAGCTTTCTGTCGGGTTACGTACCGACCCAGGCTGCCAAGCCCGACGCACCGCTTACCTAAGGAAGGCGCGGCGGAGCTTAGAGGGAAAGAAGAGACGCCAGACGGCGGCGCGACTTGGCATACATGTAGGTCTTTTCCGTAGCGAAAGCGATGCCGAGAGCTTGAATGTCGATAGGCTGCGAGAGATCGTCGAAAATCCGGTTGAGTTGCTTGACGAGGATGCCCCGGCAAAAAACGTTCACTTGATTGCCTTGGATCGATACCGCGTCCAAAGCGCCAACGTAGTTGTATGTATCGGCCTGTCCAGAGGCAGTGACGCGCCCGTGAAGGCGAAGGCCAGAGGCAATCAGATTGTTGTGGAGTGGACCGCTTACGGCCTTGGGCCGCGCCTGAGTTGTGTAGGTGTACGTCATTTTGAAGCTCCTTTGAGGTTGGCAACCTCTGATGTATTTAAGGTAGTTGATTCCCGCAGGAATGTCAAGAAGAAAATGAGGAAATCTTGTGGATAGGGGAGTAAAAGACGTAATTCCCTTTAAATTCACGAAGAAAGGAGGTTACCTCGAATGCTGAATTCAACCGAACAGGCTCGCCTGGTTGAACTGGAGAAAATTAACCCTGCCCAACGCACTCCAGCTCAAGTGAAGGAGATCAAGGATCTCCAAACGAAACAAAACAGTTAGCAAGTCCGCGCGGCCCTAGACTGTTGCCAAGCAGCGACGGATCTGGGGAGATCCTGGGCCGCGCAATTCACTTTTTCGCCGGTAAGGTTATGAAGAAGAAACAACGAGGTTCTGCGGAGCCCTATAAAAGTCGCGGGGGTGCACCAAAGAAAGTCCTCAACGCCGGCATGATCCAGATCATGGCAATGAAGGGTCTGACTCAGGAGGATTGCGCTGCGGTGCTCGGCTGCTCCGTCGATACGATTTACAGAAATTATGCGAGCGCTTTCGCCGTCGGGCGGCAGAAGTGTATGTCCTCGCTGCGCAGGAAGCAGTTCGAGATGGCCATGAAAGGCGATCGGACCATGCTGGTGTGGCTCGGCAAGAACCTCCTTGGTCAGAAGGATCGTCACGAGCTCACCGGCAAGGACGATAGTCCATTGATCCCCGAGGTCGACCGCGAGGAATTGATTGGGAAGCTACTCGGTACTGGACCAGCTCCGGCAGCAAAAACAATTCAGTAAGCGCCTAGCCAGGCTTTCCGATCAGGAACTCTACGCGCTGCGCTTCGACTGGTTGATCGCCGCGCGGCCCAATCAAATCGCGCCGAAGTGGGACTGGGCCACGTGGCTAGTGCTCGCTGGCAGGGGATATGGAAAAACCAGGGTCGGCGCTGAATCGGTCCGCGGTTGGATCGGGGCCGGCTTTAACCACGTGAACATGGTTGCGCCGACAGCGGACGATCTTCGCGACGTAATGGTCGAGGGCGAATCTGGCATTCTGGCCGTTTGCCCCCGCCAGGAACGCCCAATCTACCGGGTTTCGAAACGTCGCCTGGAATGGCCTAATGGGGCTCGGTCACTGCTATTCACCGCCCAGGAGCCGGATCGGCTACGCGGAAAGCAGCACTCTAAACTATGGACCGACGAACCGGCCTCATGGCAATACGACAGCGATGCCTGGGACCAGGCGCAGTTCGGGTTGAGGCTCGGCAAAAACCCTCAAACCGTAGCCACGACGACCCCGCGGCCGACCGCCCTGATCCGAATGCTGATCGCAGCCAGCCGCGGCGACGCACCCACCGTGGCGATCACCCGTGGCACGACCTACGAGAATCGTTCGAACCTTGCGCCTGGCTTCTACTCGAAGATCATCACTCGGTATGAAAACACCCGACTGGGACGGCAAGAGCTGCTCGCGGAGGTGCTCGATGATAACCCTGATGCTCTGTTTCACATGGAACACATCGAGGGTGCGCGCGTCTCGAATCTTCCTCCTCTCATACGCATCGTGGTCGCCATGGATCCAGCCACAACCTCGAACCCCGATTCGGACGAGTGGGGAATTATTGCCGCTGGCCAGGACGGCCGTGACCCGGCGCACTTCTACATCCTGGCCGACGAGAGCGAGGTCTACAGCCCCGACGAGGCGGCAAAGCAGGCGGTGAGGCTCTACCACCGGCTGGGGGCCGACCGGTTGGTGGGCGAGGCCAACAATGGCGGGGACATGATCGAGGCGCTGATTCGCCACCAGGACGCGAACATCTCTTACAAAAAGGTAACCGCCAGCCGCGGCAAGGTGACGCGCGCCGAGCCCGTCTCTGCGCTCTACGAGCAGCACCGCGTTCATCACCATGGCATGTTCGCCAAGCTCGAGGACCAGGCCACCAACTGGAACCCGGCGGTCGACAAGGATTCTCCGGATAGGATGGACGCGATGGTGTGGGCGATGACGGAACTGGCGGAAGGCTCGAGCGGCTGGGCTGGCTTCGTGAAGGACGAGGGCCAGAAATCCCCGGAGGCCCCGAAGGCGCCGCGGATCAACGTCGCGGGCGGCGACCGTGATCGGTGTGAATGTGGATCTGTGGTCTGGGATGGGGATAAGTGCTTTAAATGTGGAAAAGCGCGTCCGGAAGCATGATTTGATGCGGCGCCTGGCTGAAACAGTGGTAAAGTGTGGAAAGTCGGAGCAAGCATGAAAATCATGATCGAAAGCACGTGCAGGATGGTCACGATCTGTCAGGGGCGCGAGGAAATCCCGGCGCGCGTCTGGGAGGGCGAGACCGAGGGCGGCGTGAAGGTAGTCTGCCTGATCACGCGTATTGGTGCCCATAAAGATCAGGATCTCGCTCAGTTTCAGGCCGAACTCGAAGAGACGGCCGTCCCCTCCGCGGAGGGCGAGGGTGTTTTCCCGTTGCGACTGATTCTTTAGGCTCACTATGACCGTCTGGATTGAAATCCCGGCCATGCTGGCGGCGACGCCCGATGACTTGCTAGAAAGGATGAAGGCGGCCTGCCGGGCGCACTACCGGAAATACGAACGTGGCCCAGAGCAGGAGCGCCTTGACGCTCAGAAAATCTTCGATATGATCAAGGCCGAGCAGCGCAGGCGGCTCCTGGCACCGACGGTGATTAAGGGGATGCTCCAATGAAGCGATTCAAGGTATTGGTCTCAATCTGGTTACATCGGCCAATGTTTAGGGCGGTCGAGTGTTCCGAGCCGGATCCCAAAGCGGTTTGGAATGGATTAGCGACCTGCGCGGACGCTGCTATTTTCTCGGCGCGGCGATGGAAGAGTGGAGAGCCGGTCGGATAATGTCGCGTCTCATCGTCACAGAGGATCTGGCCGAATGCCCGCAGTGTGGTGCGCCGGCCGTCAAAACGAGCGACCGCGCTCGCCAGTGCAACTCTTGCGGGCTCGCCTGGGAGCGCGTCACCGAGGACGACGAACTGGACGCCGAGGCCGAGCGTCTGGTGCGCAGCCGGGGGTGGAACGAGGAGCGCGGGCGCGCGAAGTCGATCGGCAAATTTCAAACGAGGTGGTAAATGCATAAACGGAAACCCAGCACGAAACGGTTCGAACGGATGAATGCCCAGCGCGAGAAGGCGGTCCTTTGGCTCCGGCGGAAGATGATCAACGAAGCGATGGCCGGCGGCCAGTCCGGGTTTGCGGTGCAAATGCGGCTTCAATCACTGGACACGGCTGTTTCAGTCAGCACGATTGGCTTGCGCGAGGCGCGGCCGAGGGAGCGGTGATGCAGAAGCCTGGGAAGCTACAGAAGCCGATCAAGACCGGCCCGTTGCGTAAGGACCGGCCTCCGTGCCCCGGGTGCGGCGCCTCGCCTGGGTTTGCTCATGCACCGGACTGCAGTTGGACGGTCGCTACGGACGCGCTCCAGAAGCCAAAGACAGCCCCCCGTGAGGTCACCGACGCCGAGCACCAGAAGTGGCTCAGAGAGCAGGGGCGCTGATGCCGCGGCGGGGTGTAGCCAAGGCGCCGGCGTCGCCGGCCACGCTGCGCATGCCTGGGGTCGTCTACACGCGCCACTCGCAGACGCTCTGCGTTGTTTGTCAGCGGCGCGTGCAGTGGAACGGCGACCGCTGGATTCACCTCACCGTTTTCGCTCGCGGGATCCACGATGCGCGGCCAGACCTGGGCCTGGTAATTGACTCCTCGGACACCTGGCATGCGCAGAAACTTGAGGCGATGGAAGCGGGGGAGCCCTGATGCCCGTAACGATTGTGACCTCGAGAATCTGCCGATGTGGCTGTGGTCGGCGTTTCACTCCCAATCCAAAGCGCCCCGGCACCGAGTATTGCTACGGTCACAAGCCAAAGGTCGCTGCGCCGTCAGGGCCGACGCCCACACCCCAGCGCGACAAAGAGCGCGATCTCCGCGTCTACCGCCTTACGACCGCCACCTTTCGGCGTGAGCTCTCCACGCTCAACGTAGAAATCGAGGGCTTTGACGCGGAGATCGATCTGGCGCGGAAGA